AAGTCTCTCCAATGGCTGTTACATCAAGATTGCTTGCGTCAATACTAAGTATCCATTCTTCAAGGTCACATTGAAGCTTCCAGTCTCGATTTGCGTCATCACAGAGCACGTCAAATCCAGCAGGCAAACTGATTGCCGACTTCAGTGTCACCTCGGAGTCAAGCAAGGTCAGCGGTTTTATGGCAGCAACGGCAGAGTTAATCGCCTGAACATATGCCGGGTCGTCGTCATATTTAGTGATAATAAAATTGCCAGGCTTTACTCTAAGCAATGGTTTTTCGGTTCCACTGCCAGAGTGACCAGCCGCTTCAGTTGTCCAAAATTTAATTCGGTCCAATAAGTCCCTGTTTATGAAACCATCGAACTGCTTAGTCAAACCAGTGTTGTTCTCGTTGTTGTATTTACTAAAGTCTTGTTCAGTTGCATGGTAAAAATCGGATCCGTCTGTCAAATCTCCTGTGTAAAAGGCTAAAGCAATGCCTGGAGCCCATATTGAGCCACGATAAAAGCCATGGCCATCAGGGCAATCAGCGTAACCATCGCCGTTAACATCAAATGGAACTCCGTCCTCGGCAGCAAGAATTACTCGATCACCAGACCAATACGCTTGATTCGCAAGCGAAATGCTCCCAACATTCAACCTGGCAGGCGTCAGCGCCATCGCATTGGGTATTTCCCTGCTAATTTCGAGGACGCCGCCGCTGCCTAAGACTGCCATTAGTAAGTACCAGTGGGCTTGCCGGTAAACGTGAACGAAACTGGAACGCTAACCAAATCTCCAACGCTTACGCTAGTGCCAGCCTGAGTGATCAGGGCATTGCCAGTGAGAGTTCCATCTGTTGTAGAAGTATCGAGAACGATCGAGATACTATTAGTGTTTGAAGTATCAGCAAGGAGTCGGTTAATGATGGCTCTGGTTGCTGTATCGGCAGAGTCGTAGAGCAAGGTTCCGCTACCCGTTGTTCCCCGAATTCCGTACGCATAGGTACGGTCAAGCTCTCCGATGCCCGTAGTTTCAAGGGCATCTCTGGCGAAGGTAACCGAGACATCACGAACTTTCGCGATAGCAACCCCATCAAGTCGAAGTTCAGCAGTAGCGCCTGTTTTTACAGCCATGATCCGAATCTTTTAACTCATTCTAAGCTCAGCGGTGAGACTTACGCTTACATTCGACAATCCTGGTGCAATACTTTCAACCTGAGGCGGCGATCCCTCGGTAAAGCACCAAAGCAGACCAGCGCCTGTCGCGCTGGAATCGAGCCACAACTTGAGAGACGAATCGGCACCGTTGAATATTATGTCTGGCAGCGTGAGACTATCGACAGAACCCTTCGCACTGTTGTAAGCGCTAAGGATCGCAGAAGCATTAGTGTCATTAATGTTATTAAACTGCAAATTCAATGTTGCACGACTTGGCCTGCTGCCCCATAGCCTCCGAGTAATCACACCAGACTGTGATGTCTCGGTAGTTGTCTGCCAAGCTGGTGCGACAAAACTGCGACTAGTTGGTTGAATTCCTGGAAATGGAGTAGCCATCAGCCTTCAATCACCCAATTGCTAGCAGTATCAAAACCATCAGCCACTTGCAAAACTCCAGAGCTGTTTACTGGCATGTGCAATGCCTCTATTGTAAATGTTCCATCATCAGTTGGCGAAATTCGCTCAATCTGGTAAACCCGGATCTGTGTGCTCGGTAGCTTGACCGTAAAAACGACACCAACTGGTGAGGCAGTCTTGCCACCGCTGCTAACGGTTAATGTCGTGTCAGCAGGGGGTATGCCTTCGGTTCCGTTCCAAGCCACCACGTTGTATGTGCCGTCCGCAAGAGCTTTTGTGCTAACAAGTGCACCCTCGGGTGTTACAACACCGTTGTTGAACTCGTCATACTCGGTTTCGTCCATCGCAACTTTTATGTAATCGCCTGGAGCAAGGCTTGAGACCACGGCGTCATGCGTGGTCGCGAAAGAAATGGTATGCGTTGGAATGCGGCGCATACGAATCAGGAACTTCGCCGCATCAATGGCGTGCTCTCTGCTTGTGCAGAAATCACTAACATCAACCTGTTCTGTTGGATCGGTCTCAGACGATTCAGGTACATCCTCACGCACCAAGACTTCACGAACGACAGGAAAAAGCCCAGGGCTATTTAAGTCGGTTGATGGACGCTCCTCGCGATACTTGACTGAGATTTGAATTGGATCACGATCTTCTGGATCGAAGTATTGGAGCTGGAAGCTATCTTCCGCAATATTACCAGCCGTAAACAGCGCAGCGATTGGCGCAGTTACCTGCAAGCTTGAACCGCTGATGGGCAGAGCAGTATTTAGAAAATACTTGCCATCAGATTCTCCAAATTGCAGCAGATGCGTTGCGGACAGATCAGCAGCAAACTGACGGATATTAATTGGCTCTGCAATAGCAGAATCATAAAAATACTTTCGAGCTTGGCACCACTGGGCTGCAGCGGTAAACGATCCCTCGTCGATCATGTCAGCCTTGATAAACGAACCAGCGCCATATCTAGTGTTAGTCAGCAGGTCGTAAAGCACCTCGGGGAAAAGATGAGTGGCACCAGTAGTTCCACCAGAAAGAGGTAACAGATTGCATACCTTGCCTCCTGTCACGTAAGTGGAGAACTGCGCAAACTGCTGGAACTCTGCTGATGAGCGAATATTGATGCCCACCAAAGCCAAGTCGTCATACAAAGGCGCAGTTGTGTTTGGCACAATCTCGTTTACATAAACGATTTCGTGCTCGGGGCCTGAGTCTGCTGAACTTGCGATTTCTGAAAATGCAAAAGTCTCTGCCAGTTTTCCATAATCATCGATATAAGTGTTTGCATCTGTTTTTCTTAAACCCTTCAGCTCTCTTCCTTCGTAGTCATAAGCGTCAGGAAGATCATCGTCTGCCTTCCCATAGGTAATCCTAAAAGTCTCCTCGTTAAGAGAAACAGACTCTCCATCAAAAACAACTGTAGTTCCATTTTCTGATACAGGGGATATACTTGGCAGTTTTGAATCTAAAACGTATAATGTAGTTCCAACTCCATGCGTTTCATTTCGGACCTCGTATCCCGATAGAGGTTCAAAGGCAAATTCGCGCTGCTTGACAGAATCAAACTCTAGTCTTATGTAGTTAAAAGTAGATTGTTGAGTTTCGCTGCGAACACCGTAAATGTTATTTAATGTAGTCCAAGAGGCAGAGTTAAGCTCACGATACTTAATTTTAAAAAACGAGTACCTTTCAACCGAAGAAGTTACAACACCGCTTTGGTAAAGGGAACTCTTAATTTCATCTTGGTCTGCGTTTTCAAATTCTTCGCAATAACTTTCATCCGCGAATTTGTAAGTCTTGGCATCGCGAAAATTGCAAAGTCCGTTTACTCTTATGCCAAGATTTGACCTTAAGCCAAACTCAACTGCTTTGCAAGCTCTTGATGTTGGTATCTGACCTGTTGAATATCGCAACAAGTGACCGCCAGTAGTTGCAACTTTTGTTTCGTAATTATCACCTCCGTCTTCTACATCATCTACTAAAACAGAAAATCCATTGCCATTTGCATCGCCTAAGTCTGAAGCAGCTGCTGAAAGGGAGTCATTTGGCCTATACCCCAAGCCAGGTTGCGCCAAAGAAACTGAAGTAACCCCATTACTTGCTGCCGACACTGGAACTGAAAAATCAGTACCTGTTCCGCCCCCTAAAGAAGATCTCAAAGCCGACAATGAATCTCCTGCGACATAGCCTGAACCAGAATCAGTTATTGTTACGCTAGAAACAACGCCAGAAGCATTCACTACAATGGTGGCTTCTGCACCAGAACCAGAGCCACCAGTTAAAGGCACATTTAAATAAGTTTCTTCCGTATATCCAGATCCCCCAGAAATAGTTCCTAGTTCAAGAATGAATTCAACTTTTATGTCAGCTGTTGCGCCAATTCCTTGACCACCCGTGAGTGAAACATTTGAGTAATTGCCAACTGCGTAACCACTTCCCGCCGTAACGGCGCCGAGTCCTACGCCCATTGGGCGTATCTTGTTGATAGTCTTTAAAGTTTTTTCGGTGTAAGCAGTAACAACCCCTGCCTCTACAATTTTAAAAATTGCTGTAATGTTTACGCCTTGGCTAATATTACCTTCAAAATCCGCCTGAGATGCAAAAGGCAACTCAGTTCGGCTTATGCAAACACCTAAGGCTGATCCAATTTTGTACAACTCTCCAACTACGATCCTGTCATCAAAACTTTTTTGTCTTGATGCAACAGCAGATGCTACATCACGACACCTAACTC